GATTAAGTCTCTACCATAATTTTATTATGGTTTAGCAGGCTGACTATCCTAAACTTAATTTCAATCCGTCTTATGACAAATGGAAAGAAAGCGGTTCCCCTTCAAAAGGGGAAAAGGAAAGTAGATAAGGCAAAGGCTCCATCTAAACCAAACAATCCGAAAGCTTTTGGTAAAACCAAAAGTCCGCACAAAAATTGGGAATTCAAGCCCAATTTGGAAAATATGGGTGCAGTATTGCATGCCATTGATCCAAGTGTTAACATCGACTCGTATAACGAGTGGACGAAAGATTGGAGGTTCGAGATCCAGAAGTTAATTAGAAACAACGGCTTCGCCGCTGGATCTAGAAGGGTGAATCTCGTACGAGATTACACTCTCCAATTAATCGAAGGAAGGAAGCCTGAAAACCCTGAGTGGTTAGCCACTTCAGAGGTTCATAACGTTCCTTCATGCCTCAATGAAGATTTCATTGATTACATTGTTGGATACTTACGTTCTTCTCGTGATGGATTAAAACCCAATCACAAGAAGTACCAGGTCATTCTTACAATCTTGAATATTCAAAGATTGTACGAAGGTCTTGTTGAACCATCTTATGATTCAATCATTAAGAAACCAACGGCCATCGATCCTGGATTTCTAGATAATTTCTCGAAATTCGTTGAAGCTTTTCTTAGTAATAAGAAAAAGCTAAGAAACTACCCAAGATATGATTCAACTAAGGTAAACTTTGAGGAGTATCGCTCTAACTTAAGTAAGAGTGGACCCAATGGTTTACCAAAGCTTGAATCGGCTCATTTAGAAGCCAAGCATCTTTGTAAGAGACCCCTTTTCCAACCATTTAAGAAGTTATCTTCTCATTTGGGGTTAGAAGGTCTCCTGGCCTATGTTTCTCTGCTAGCAGAGATACCTATACCAGATGATCGAGATGAATATAAAATCAAAGACGATGACGTCAACTTGAGAAAGTTGATTGCTGTTCCAGATAAGGGTTTCAAAACCCGAGTTGTCGCAATATGCGACTTCTGGACCCAACTGTTACTAGAACCCATAAGGGACCATGTACAGAAGGTCATCAGTTTCCTGTTTACACAGGATTACCGACTTGATCAGGAACTTGGCGTTGAAGCCATGATCCAGTTCCAGAAAGACTGTATGGACGGAAAAGTTATAAATGGACATGTGCTTGATATCAAGCACTTGAAATTTTATGACATTTCCGCATGGACAGATCGCTTCCATCGTGATCTTCAGAAGATCACTATGAAGCATCTATTTGACAGCAAAACCTCAGAATGTTGGGCACAGTTAACTGTGCACTGTGAGTGGTATGTTCCCGGTCTTGGCACCCATATTAAATATGGGCAAGGTCAAGGGATGGGGACTAACGGATCGTTTGATATAGCAACTCTGACTGATCACCTGTTTATACATTTTATGTATGACCAAGAGGGATATTCTGGAATATTCGAGAGTATGCCTTATGGAAAGGTGGGTGACGATCTTTGGATCTATGATCCAACAGATAGTTACCAGGATTATTGTGAGAAGATTAATCTTCCCATAAATATCCAAAAGTCGAAGATCTACTGCCCATTAGGCTCTATAGCCGAATTCTGTAGTAGAACTGCTATTAATGGTATTGATGTAAGTCGGGTTAGCCCGAACGTCATAAACCAATCTAACGATTTCCGAAACATTCCACAACTTCTGAGTGTTTGTAATCGTAGAGAAATTGTATTAAATCCCTCGTCTTTCCCTTCTCTTCAACGTAAGCTGAAGAATAGTGAAGAAAGATATATCGACATGCTGCAGCCATGGCTTATCAGCGCCGTAGTAGTCAACCTATTTTTAGAAAATAGGAAGTCACCCTACGGGTTTCTAACAGCTGATTA